AATTTTAAAAAATTTTAATTTTTATTAAAACGATAAAAAACCGGTAGGTTATCCGGCAGGTTGTCCGGCAGGTATGCCGACCGCCTAACCGGCATCAAAACAGAAGTAAGAAGTAGGAAGTAAGAAGTAGGAAGTAAGAAGTAGGAAGTAGGAAATAGAAAACTTTTATATATAAACACTCATACTCAACTCATATCGTGCGCGCGTGTGCGAGAGAGTCGAGTATGAGGTTTTTTTACAAATATTTTTCGATATCAATACATTTGTATCGATTTTACTTTATGCGCTCATTGCGTCTCCGCGCATATTAGTAAATACACTCATTATTTACCGCGCTTGCAAGTCCACTTTCTGTCAACAGGTGTTGACAATTTGTTATAAAGTTTCTACATAGAAACCAAAACGAGGTGAGTATGACTAAAGCTGACATGGAAAAGTTGGTTTCCACGCTTTCGGAGCGTGTCGAAAGGTTGGAGAGGGATGTCGAAGCCATGAAGGCTCCGAAGGTTGCCGCCACTCCAAAACCTCCTACTAGGTCTTTAGTCTTTCGCTAGGGAGGCTCTATGGCTGGAAAAGAAGTCAAGCCTAGGATACCTACTGGCTCACCAAAATACGTTCGCAAAAGCTCTAAAAAGTGCCCTCCGGCAAACGGCTCCTCTCGGTTAGCAAAGCAGTTCATTCCCGAAGCAAAGACATTCAAGGAAAAGGAAGGCTTCATCGGTCTCAAGAACCGTGACGACAAGAGGCCGCTTTGCGATAAGCTCCAGGACGGCGTGAATTGGATGCGAAATAAATACACGATCGTCTTCAAGCACCGCTCCGAGTGCGTAGACCAGCACGAGTACGAATGCCTCCTCATCACTCACGCGGTTATCTCCGACTTCACACTTTCCGCTTTTATCTTTTCTCTTTTCTCCGAAGTTGAGGAGCTTCCTTACATTTCGCACACGTTCAATCCTGTCAAGTATGCAGACAACCTTGTTGACGAGGAAATGAAGGAAAAGTTCAAGTCTGTTGTTGAGGAACTGGAAAAGATTTTCATCAACACGAAGCGTGTGATGAAGAAGTACATCGAGGACGACGCCTACTTCCTGAATGCGCAGACTCGCTCTCACACGATATGGTTCCTAGAGCACTTCTTCAAGTCCGACATCGAGGAACCCGACGCGCCGACTTCCGGCAAGGTGGTCTTTGAAGTCCAGGTCCCGGCACCGATTCCGCAGGAGGTACTCGATGCAATGGGGACAAAGTAGCGACGAAAAGCTCAAGATTTCGCCGTTCCAGCAGAAACTCCTATTTGCTGAAAACGAATTCGTCCTTGCTTGTTGCGGTCGCGCTTCGGGCAAAACCTCCGGCGTTACGGCCCGCCTCGCCTATCGCAACGTAAACTTCGGTCGTTCCGCAATGCTCATTGCTCCGACCTTCGGCCTTATCCGCGAGACGATAATGCCAGCAACGCAGGAGTGGTTCGAGAAGTTCCACGTGAAATACAAGGCGAACCTTTCCGAGCATACGATAGAAACCCGTTACGGAAGAATCGTGTTCCTTTCCGGCACCCGCCCGGACTCTCCGCGCGGTTACACGAATCTTGAAGATTTTTACTGCGACGAAGCCGCCTACGTCCCGAAGAAGGCCATCAAGAACGGACTGCTCGCCTGCCGTTCGAACAAGGGACTCTCCACCACGCAATGCTACACCTCAACGGGTCTTGCTGGGTCATACTTTAACAAGATGGCGAAGACGCCACCAGTAAAGGATCACTTGGTCCTTACCGCGTCCACGTTCGACAACCCATTCACTACCGACCAGTACAAGCGTACCGTTTGGGAATCCTTGCTGGACACTCCGGGCTTTCTCCGTCAAGAACTTTTCGGTGACCTTGACGCGGAGGAAATGAACCTTATCTTCCCGCCATCCAGCTTTGCGACCATTCGCAGGGTATCGGGAGGCCGCAAGCGTTGCGGAATAGACTTTGCATACGAGGGCAACGACACGACCTGTATCTTCGTGGTGGACGATTGCGGAATAGTGGAAAAGAAGATTATCGGCAAGGACAACGGGCGTAAATGCTTCGAAGCCTTCAAGGCCCTGCACCAAAAATGGAACTTCGAGAGCCTTTCGCTCGACCACACGGGAGGCTTCGATGCCGGATTTGTCGTGCTTATGGAACAGGAGAAAATCCGCATACCCGTCAACAAGGTGAATTTCGGCGCGGCTTCGCCTGACCCGAAATTCGCGAACATGAGGGCGTACATCTATTTTAACCTCCGCAGGATGATTATGGAGGACGGCTTTTATTTGGGCGACGATGAAGTGGAGGATGAAATGGTCCCCCAAACGTACTTCATGAACACGTCGGGCCAAATCCAGTTGACGCCTAAAAAGTATATTAAGAGCATAATCGGAAAGTCGCCGGACCAGGCGGACGCCTTGTGTCTCGCCGCATACCGTGGCGACCCTCAACCCCTGCAAACAGAAAACATAGAGGACGACCTTGTCCCACCCTCAATAAGGAGTTACTAGAATGGAAGAAGAAATCGAAGAAGTGGTGGAAGAAAGCTTCGCCACGCAGGAAAATCCAGACATTGCCCTTCCCTCCCCGGAAGAGGAAAGGAAGATTATCCAGGATATTGTGGACTGTGGCCAAAAGTCCAACGATTTCTTCGGAGTTGAAAACGAGCGCAAGCGTGACGACGCCCGCGTCTATGCCGATGTGGAAGTATTCAACAAGACAGACATGAAGGCAATGACGAACAACCGAGGCCAGGCAAGCGTGAACCCGCTCCCGCTCTACGTGAACGCCACTAAAAACCTTTTCCTTACAAACCCCTTCGTAGCCCAGGTTGAAGGGAGGAACGGTGACACGTTCCGCGATTTCCTCGACCAGCAGCTCCACGAAACCTTCGCCAATTCGGACGCCGACGCTAGCGTGTTTTCCGAAGGCTTGCAAGATGTATTGGAAGAGGGCGGAGCCTTTACCTACCTTACGACCGAGGAAGGCCGAATCCAGATTAACCTCGCCTACGAGCCTACGGCCTGCATTTACGATCCTTGCGCTCGCCGCCTTGACGGAGCCGATGCAACCTTCTTCGGAATCGTCGAGCAATTGCCCTATGACCGAGTAAAGGAAATGGCCGAAGAAAACGGCGTGACGATTCCGAGCAAGGAAATGATCCCTCGCACGCAGACCTGGAGCTTCGCGAACTATAACTCGTCCATGGACGGCGTGAACCTAATCCACTTTTACCGCAAGGACAAGGAGGGCGTTTACTTTATCCAGGTCGTCGGCGACAAGGTGATAAAGCGCGTCCTGTTCCGCGACCTTTCGTGTCTCCCTGTGGTACCAATTTACGGCCAGCGTTTCAAGGACAACGAAAAGAAGTTTTACAAGGGCTTCGTCCGAGATTCCAAGCACCTCTGCAAGATTGTCAACGGCTGCTACGTTTCGCTCTGGGAACGGGTAAGTGTCCCGACCGTTCCTTATACCTCCGTAAGTATGGAGTCCGTGGAGAACCTTACGCCGGACTACGAGAACGATCTTGCACGATACAAGCGTTACCGCGCCTACACGAAGAAGGGCGAAACCTACGTGCAGCTCCCCAAGCCGGAGCGAGTGGACCCGACCGTCGTTACGGCTGACTTGATTCCGATCATTAACGATTCCTTGAACAAGATTTCGAAGATGATTGGAATCCCGGAAGAAGGTCTCGGTTTCAATGCCGCATCCGAAGTGCAGAAGACCGCGCAGGAAATCTTGACCCGCTCGTCCGCACTCGTTACGAACGTGAGCCACTACTACCGACACCTCCAGCGATCTATCCAGCACATGGCTGAAATCATCGTTGAGTTGCTCTGCATATACAACAACCGCGAAAACGTATACACCATCAAGCTATACAAGGGACCCGAAGACGCACTCAAGCGAGAGCAACGCCGTCAGCAAATCCTCGCTTTCCAGAGCCTCGCTCCCGAAGCTGTCAAGCCGTTACTCTTGGCAGAAGCCATCAAGACGGGCGACTTTGATAACGCCGATGCCATCGCGGCAGCTATCCTTACGACACTACCGCCGGAACTCAAGGCCGTAATGCAGATTGGCCAGGGTGTAGACATCTCCGCCATGCAGCAGCAAATCGCCATGCTTACCCAGCAGGGCCAGCAGCAGGCACAGCAGATAGAGGATTACCGACGCACCATCGATGCTGACATTATCGCTGGGCAGAACCAGTTGCTCGTAACGCGCATGAACAACGAGGCAGCGCTGCGCTCGAAGCTGGTGGAACTTGAGGCGAAGGCGGCAGAGAACGAGAAGGACCGCCAGATCGAACTTGCAAAGCTCACGGCGGAACAACGTGCAGATGCGGAAAAGCTTTTCATCGAAAGCCGCAACGCCGACACCCGCGCCCGCGAAGCAACCATGAAGGCCCTGCAGGAAGCTGAACGCCTACGCATGGAAGCCGAAAAGACGAAGGCCGAGATCGTCGAAAAGATGGCCACGAGAATTAACAATACACTCACAGACAACGTGATAGTGCAGTCCCCGACGGTTTAAAAAAGAAAATTGCGTAATTCGCTATTGCGTTTTACGCCGTTTTAAATTATTTTATATACAAACGAAACGAGGTGAGAAATGGCGAATTTACCTTCGCAAGAACTTTTGGAAAAGTACCGCGCCGAAGAGAAGGCTGCGGCCCAGGGAACACCCGCGAGTCCCGAACAAACTAACGCGGAGACGCCAAACCCGGAAACGGAAACGCAGCCGACGGGCAGCGAAGAAGTCAAGGGCAATGGAGAAGCCAGCCAACAGACCGAACCTTCCTCCAGCGAAAGCGGAGCGCAGCCGGAAAAGACCGACAAGGGCGAGGAAAGATGGCTCAAGACGCAAGAGAGCTTTAAGAAGAGACTCGACCGACAGGAAAGAAGCCACCGCAAGACCGTATCCGCGCTTGAAGCCGAAATTGCCGAGCTGAAAAAGCAGCTCGAGGGCAAAAAGCCGGAACTCAAGCGTGAGGATTTCCCGTCCGAATCGGCTTGGAACGAGTACCGCAAGGAAGAACTGAAGAAGGAAATCCAGGCGGACAACGAGAAGAGACAGGCCGCAGCAGAAGAGGCAAGCCGCCGCAACGCCGCAGCGCAGAAGAAGCTGGACGATACGTTCAGGACTCCCGAAGCGAAGCGAGAATTCCAGGAAACCCTTTCCGATTTTATCGAGGATAACGGCGACTGGCTTGAAAGCGAAGAAGGCCAGCTCTACCAGGAAATCATCGACCAAAGCCCCGTGGGTCTCGTCATGGCTATGGCTATCGCGAAGAACTCCGAGGTGACGGCGCAGATGAAGAACTGGTCCAAGGACTTGCTCTTCCAGAAATTGTCGCAGTTCGAAAGCACCCTCTTGCAGAACGCCAAGGAAGCCGCGAAGAAGCAGCCTTCCAACGGACAAACCCAAACGCCGACGCAGACAAGGCCGTCTACTAGCGGCATCCCATCGACGGGAAGCGTAGGCAAAACGCAGGCGCCCGCCACGTTCAATGCGAAGGATTGGCTTCGCAAGAACCGCCCCGAGCGCTACCCCACACACTAACAAGAGGTTTTTATCATGGCTAATACCATTGTAACCGTACCGGGACTTGAAATCTTCACCGCAGAAATCGAAGAATCTTGCCCCATTCTCGAAGATTGCCGCTCCACCCAGGAAGGCTTGAAGGGCCGCCAGGGCGGCAAGCTCAAGGTTGTTATTCCCGATCCTGGTAAGACCGTTACCACCAAGGGCCGCATCCCGACTATTGGCGCTAATGGCGACATCCAAAACAACGACATCAAGGAATTCGAACGCGAATTTACCGTTTGCGTTTCTACGAACTCCGCTACCATCAGCTCGCTGCAGAAGGTCGTCGACATCGATTCCTTCGAACGCGAAGTCGCAAATCCGCGCTCCCCGGAAATCGGTTCTTCAGTGCAGGAAACCGTTATTGACGAAGCAGCTCTCTATGCAGACTCCGTATTCGTGGTTGACGGCACCAGCGCAAGCTTTGACGGTTACGGCCTCCTTTCCGACATGGCTGGCGTGTTGCAGGATTC